ATAACATACGCAAGTATGTTTCAAAGTTAATAAAATATAACCAAATATAAAGAAGCAAGTTATAAAAGATAATGCATACAATTTTTATGTCTAAACATTATTCGAACGAAATTGTTAACATTTGGCATAATGCTAAAATAGTTGAATGCGCCAAATTGTATACTCTTCTTGAAAAATGAGAATGTATCTTCAAGCAACCTAATTTCATCGAAGTTGTGAACTTTTCTTGGTAATGTGATAAATGTTGCAACTTTAATATCATTTAAATTATATTCATCATTGCATAAGATATCTTCTGATACTAATTTCTCAGATTTAATATAAACAAAGGATGATGTAAATCTCTCCTTGTCTTTTTTCCAACCGTTATCATCAATAACGTGATTACCAATTTGATAGTGTTTAGCAGAAAAATTATTTGCATTAGATATTGTGTTTTTAACGTTACGTAATAACTTTTTATCAAAATTATAGTTAAAGTGTTTAACTTGTGCAAAAAGCACAATTTCTTCTATGAACTTAGCTAAAAGGTCGTCATTTGGTGTTTGATTTAAATAGTCGTTTAAATGAGATATTTGTTCATTTATTGTTCTATCTTTTTCTACATAAATTAATCTATCAAACATTTTTGAATAGTTCCAAGTTAAGGTTATAAGATCTGTTTTTCTTTTTAAGAAATCTGGTTGACTTTCCCAATCATTGAATAATTTCGTTGGAAAGAAATTCTCAGCCATTGGTTCAGATTTTAGACCCAAATTTGAAATATACTCATCTATTTTATAAATATTTTCGTGATATTTAAAGAAAACTTGCGCATCATCACCATAGATGTCAAAATCAATGTTATCTGCGTAATTCTCTCCATATATCTGATATGCAATCAAACACCAATAAATCATATTTGCATAGCAATTTGTTAGCGTTACAAAAGGATGACCTGACGCATTACCTTTTTCAACACACAATACAATACCAGGATTTAATATAAGATATTTAGTTATCACACTACTCATCAAATAATAACTGACTCTTTTATTTTCTTTACTTTTAGATGCAAATTCAGACAATTTAATCGCAGTTGCAATTTTTAATATTGTTTTAGAAATCGTAGAGTCAAATTGTTTCCAATCCGCATCAATAAAGAAATCAAATTTTATTCTTTTTTCAAATAGACCATAAGACTTATCTAAATCAAACTTTTTGTTTAATTTGAATCTTTTCTCAACTTCTGAATAATTGATACAATCAGCCATTTTATTCGCAAAAGTTGTAGCAATCATACCAAAAGCATATTCTGGATTCCAAATTAATCTGCAGCTTGCATCAGTACTAATGTCATAAGTCAGTTTCATTGTTTTTTGTTTACCTAACATTTCCCATAATGTCCAATTTCTTATTGGTCTTTGTTTAGCAGTATCCAATAAATGTTTTGCAATTATGATGTTAGGTTGAAAACACGATTCTTTAGTATTAGAAAAAATTTTTTTTGTATAATGACCTGGTAAACTATCCTTATTCAAT